TTCCATATGAAGCTGAAATTAGCGTAGATTGCAATATATTAGAAAAAGAAACTCCAATGGTTGGTAAAAGCAATTTTGGCGACTATTATGGTAATGGAAAAGGATCGTCAAGGGAATATTTTGGTCAGAAAATCAAGGTGAATCCGAATTACAAGAAAATCATTTTATATGAAGGCGATGTAATTCTTAATCAAAATATAAATAATTTAGTATGAATAGATATGACTACACAACTACTGATAAAAGATGGGATGGAAAGCCTGTTTATAAAACTGTAATTTATCCTAACATTCCAATGTCTTACGCCGATATGTATATTACAGTATCGGATGAAAATTATTTGGATGCGCTTGCTTTCAAGTATTACAAAGATACAAGTTTGTGGTGGATTATAGCTGTTGCTAATAATCTTGGAAAAGGTAAACTAAGTGTGAAAATTGATACACAATTAAGAATACCAACCAATATCACAACAATCTTACAAAATTTTAATTTAATAAATTCGTAACATATGTCAAAAGAAAGACCATGGGAAGCTGGGCCATTTGAGCCGTGGGTAAGTGACGAATTAAATTACAGAGTCAATAACCTATCAAAAGGCATTTCTCCTTACCCAGATGATGGAGGCAAGGTATCGTATTCAGGTCCAAAAAAAGCTTGGGCCAGAGTGTTTTCAAATGGAATGAATAAGAGTAGTAATCCTCCTGATAACGAGGACGAGTGGGGACTTGTATTTAAAAGCGGCAATGGATTTTTTGAAAGATATGGTGTTTCAAATAATCAAACCAATCAAACAAAACAAGTTTATGGTTATAGTAACAAGGATACACCTAAACATGTTAATTCAGAAACTCGTATCAATATACCTGATCCTGGTATAACCAGTATTGAAACTGAAATCCAAAAGAACTTTTTTGCTAAAGTCACAATAAATTGGGTATGTCATTCAATCGATCAACTTAAGGCTATTGCTCCGTATTTTACGACGCCACTCACTACTGTCATAGTAGAATTTGGATGGAATACATTTGATCCTCGATCTCTTATACCAATCAATAATTATGACAAAATCTTCAAAATATGGTCAAATTATTACACAGATTATTCAGAAAGATTATCAAAATCAAACGGTAATTACGATTATATTTTTGGACAAATTACAAACTTTGAATATTCTATTGAAGATAATATTATAAAAGGAAAAACCGAAGTATATAGTCGCCAAACTTTTTATAACGGATTCGCCTCAAATGGATCTGAGGGAATTGTGGATGTCGAAGAGGAAAACACTAAATCACAAAGGGAAAATTATACAAAATATTTTACCGACGTTATTACACAAGTAATCGATACGACAATTAAGCCGAGCGACGAGTTAAAAAATTTATTATCTAAAGTAGAAACGACATCTCCAGTAAAAAAGCCATTATCTACCAATGAATCGGATTTCCTATATGGAGACACCGAAAACCTTGAAATGTTGGGATCTGATAAAAAACCGAAGTACAAGTATGGATCGGAGCTTGAACATTTGAAGGATTATGTATTTACTGGAAGAGACCAGTCGAAATCATCATTGAGTATTCATACCAGAGATTTTGATGCAAAAAGTGTCGATATAAATAAAAATACATGGATTACGATGGAATTGCTAGTTGATATTTTAAACCAAATAAAAAAAATAGGTGACGAAGAGTTATTAAAATTTTATTATGAAATGGATATTGATGAAGTTAAAATTGGAGCACATATGAATTTAATTTCAACAACTAAGGCAGTATTAATTCCAAATCGAGATGCGCCTAAATTAAATTCAAGATTCTATTTTCTTATTAAAACTCAGGCAGTTGATATAGACATAGATAAGTCTAGTGAAACTCTGCGACAGTCGTTTGACATATATTCTCCGACTGGGTCTGTTGCAGCAGACACCACCGTTGGAGCAAATTATACATTGTCATCTTATGTTAATCAGCCCATAATACAACGAGAAGATTTGGATTATGTATTAAATAGAAATAATAGAATAGATCAATCTAGAGAATTTACATATTTCAACTTTCGGGGCCGTAATGCAGAAAAGGGATGGTTGAAAAATTTATATATTAATTTGGAAGCAGTTATTAATATTGTTAAAAATCCCAATAATACAACACTCAGAGAAATTTATGATGAAATATTAAAATTAATAAATGGATCAACCGTCAATTTCTGGGATCTTCAAGTGTCTGATGTGACTGATCCAAAAACTGAATTTGCTAAATTAAAAATTATAGATCACAAGGGACCGTTTAATACTTCTCCGGATAAAGTTTTTAATTTTGAATATATGACCAATAAGTCTATAATCAAAAAATTAAATTTCACAACAACATTATCAAATGCACAAGCAAATCAAGTATTGTTTAGAGCGTCTGGTAAAGAATATGAATCGTCAAATAATCTTCTAGATTTTACTAGTAACGATCAATTCCGAGATAGAATATTGAAAAATCTATCAAAAAAAACGAAACAAAATAAATCCGCAAATGTTTTACGGAGGATTCCTTATCTTAAAAAAATTGCACAAGATGGAGACAAAACTCAAGATGGATTTTTACAAATTACTACATCTAATGTGAAGAAAGAAATAGTCAGATCGGGAGCTGGAATGACCGGAGACGATACTGTGCTCTATGAAAGTACACCTCAAAACTTTACATACAATATCGTAGATTTGGTAATACCATATCCTAACATATTAACATTTTTATTGAATGACGGCGATCTTAAAAATAACATAAACATATATAATTCACCGTTACGAAATATTCATGTTGAATTGAGTTTGATGGGTATTGCTGGTATCAAGACATTTGAAATATTTAAGATTTTAAATCTTCCGCCACCATATACTTCCGATCAGGTCGTTTTTCAAGTTGAAAATGTAACACACACCATTAATGAAGATACTTGGGAGACTCGTATCAAAGCAAATTTGAGACCTGCCAGGTCATTGCTCAATAAGCCCATAAATAAAGATAAGCCCATAAATAAAACGTGATGATTACATATCCAAATAATACTAGAAATATTTCGTTTGATGGAATTTCAACAAATTTTCCTGTTTACAAAAAACCGTCACCAAATGCAAATGATTATCTCAATGGATATATCAATCGTTATTTTGTAAAGAAAATAAACGACAATACTATTTACGAAGTAGACTCTGTTGGTTATGCTGACGTATCGAATACATTGTATACAAAATCGTCTCTTTCATGGAAAATAACGGGAAGGCCAAAGAATAGTAACGATGGCAAAACATTAACCGACATTGGAGTGATTTCTTATAATAGTTATTCAATTTCTGTTTTAGAAAAAACTATACCTGGCATTCGCAATATTTTGAGAAATACGGTTGAATTTTGGCGAGGATATTGAAAATTGACAGTGGAGACGTTTCTGTTACAATAAATAAATGGTTGTAAGGCGTGAGAGCGATTATAAAGAATTTTTAGCACAAAATGATTGTTGTGATTTAATTTGCGATGCAATTCAAATTGACGATCATTTTCACCCATGCGTAGCAAAATGTGGGTTGTTGATGGTTTACAACATTCAAAAGCAGAAGACCTATGTAGTCTGTGTTGACCACGACGACAGTCCATTCAAGGTTGAAACATCTCGTTTAATTGACGATTTAAACTCGTTATCAGGAAAGAAGTGGGTATTTGACAAAAAGAAGTTTGCTCATTTGTTGCCCGCAAAAAGTCTGTATGACATCAATATTATCTTTTTTATAACCGATGGCAATGTGGAAGACTACAGTGAATATGACACAAAGGCTCATAGATTTTATAAACAGAAGTTCAATGGTTATATCAATTTGAATAAGGTAATACCACTGACTTGTCATTTGGAGAAGTTTGAAAGAATGTGTATAGAGTCTTTAAAAAGAGTCAAAAATATACGCTTAGATAGCAGTTTTAATGATTTGAATGGCATTATCACAGAAAACCTCCAAGTACTTGAATATAACGGTTTAAAAGTGAATGTGGACACATTTAATGAACACTTTAAGGATAAGAATGTAAAGGTAGTCAACGACTATGTATATACACAATATAATCTATATACATCCACTGGTCGTCCAAGTAACCGATTTGGAGGGATAAATTACAGTGCTTTGAATAAAGAGTCAGGATGTAGATCCTCTTTCATTAGTAGACACGGTGATGATGGTATGTTGTTCATGATTGACTATGGTGCATATCATCCACATTTGGTGGCTAAGTTGATTAACTATGAATTGCCGCATCATGCTTATGAATACTTGGGTCAATATTACTATGGAAAAGATAAATTGACAGAAGATGAAATAAAAGCGTCAAAGAGTCTTACTTTCCAGTGTATGTATGGTAACATTCCAGATGAGTTATTGGAAATTCCATTTTATAGTAAAATGAAACAATATATTGATCATCGTTGGAATTTCTTTAATACATATGGATATGTAGAAACTCCGATTTTTAAGCGTCAAATCACTAAAAATCATATCAATGAACCGTCTCCGAATAAACTGTTCAATTATATTCTGCAAGCGAGTGAAACCGAATTCGGAATACAATCACTTGCACAAATCAACCAGTATCTAAATGATAAAAAGACTAAAGCGGTATTGTATACTTATGATAGCATATTGTTTGATGCTCATAAACACGATAAACGAGAGACATTATTACATATAAAGTCATTGATGGAGAACAACAATCGGTTTCCTGTAAAGTGTTATGTTGGCACAAATTATAACAATATGACCAAAATAAATTTATAAATTTATAAAATTAGAAACTTACCATAATATTTATATATTTATATGGTAACATGTTAACTTTTGATTCTATATTGTTGGAATATTTTGCAGAGCGACCAGACGGCGGCATACATTTTGATGTTAAAAATTTTGATGACCTCAATCAATTTGAGTCATTTTTGATTAAAAATGATTATTTGAAACATTTTGATCGCGTCAAATTAAATGAGCTGTTCACCGAACAAGAACAACCTACTGAAGATATTGTGTCGTATGTTACCAACCGATACACTAAATTTTTCAAGGAACCTCCATCTGCAAAAGATCTTGAAATGCTTGTGAATCATATGAGAGAGTTTTACAAAACTGACAAAAGTTTTTCTTCTGCTTTACAATATATGAAATCAAATCCAGATTTGATTGTCTTTGAAAAAAACCAAATTGGGCAAGGAGAATTTGCATTGTATCTTCTATTGAAAGATTCTAAAAAAATAGTAAGAGATAGTGGTGACATTGAAATCGGAAATAAAAAGTTTGAAATTAAAAAAATAAAGAAAGCTAAATCTCCTATCCGATTTGGAACCAATATGGATTTGGATAGTATAAATTCACTTAGATATGTAACATTTGGATTCAAAAAACTATTTTCTTCCAAAGAATATCGTGACGGTGAAAAAATTAAAGAATTGTCTGATGTGTATGACAAGGTAATGGATGACGCGGAAGCATCCATTGGTTCCAAAAAATTGCAATTATTTTATTCATTTATAAAACAATTGAAAGAATATACTTTTAATGAACGTTCGAAGAAAAATGTATCTTCCGCATCGTCATCGGGCAAAAACTTTGTATTTAAAGCAAATGACGTAGATAAGGATGTTTATTTTAAATTATCAATTGACGATTTAAAATCGGTATTATCAAAGGGAAAACATCAAGTCACAATTATACGGACTGAGGACAAACAAGATACAGAAGAATTGATTTCATTTTCGGAAGATGTTGATTCTTTGTTGAGTACGTTCTTGACCAAATATCCTACGATTGAATCATTTAAAGTTGGGATGGTAGAACAATTGTATGCCAAATATAAACAATCTAATATTCATATAATGATTATTGATGAAAAAAATGACTTTTTAATAGACCCCGTTAATTTCAAATTTAATTCCGTAAATCAATATGTAAGACCACAGGTTACTTTAAAATAATATGAATTTACAAGATTTATTAGAACAAGTTTGTTTGGATCCAAGAATTTCCGATGGTATTTTTTCTTTAGAAAAAGATGTACATTTAAATATATTACAAGAATATTTACAACAGAACGGGTTGTCATATGAACAAACTGTATTGTTAAGAAATTGTATTCTGGAAGGAAAATATCCAGAACGTCAAGCATACAATGTCAATGGATTGTTGGTTACATTTCCAACTGCGGAATATAAACAAAAAGCTATTGCTCGTGGAACTCATTTTGAAGAAAATCCAAAAAAGGATCAACAAGATGCTTCGGTAAATATTTTTGATACCGAACCTGAAGAAAAACCAGAACCTCAGATTCAAACTGCTCCAACAGAAAAAACGTCAGATGTCCAACCAGAACCAGTTTCAACTGACGTAAAGACCGATACATCTTCAAATGAGCCGGTTGAACAAGATCTTAGAACTCCACAAGAGAAACAACAAGATGCTCAAGTTATCCAAAAGATTTTAACAACCGAATATTCAATGGAAGAAGCACTTTCAAATAATTTCTGCCATAAAAAGGGAATTTGGTACACTGCCGAGGGAGAAATTGTTGGAAAGTCTAGATATATAGAAAATCTAGGTAAAGTAATCATCATTAGAAAAAAATGAAAAGACAACTCCTTTGCACTTTTAGTACAAATAACGAGTATAAGTCATTGCTGACAACTCTTAGAAAATTTTATACTATCTCAGGAAACAAATTATT